CCAGGACCGTCTTTCAGGCCAACATGAATCGCCATCGAGTACTCGTCATACAGCGACTTGTGTAGAGAATCCCACCCTTGGTAAGGCTCAACTAATTCCAACACAGGCGGTGGTTTTGGCTTGGGCGGTGGTGCATTCCAGTTCCTGTAGGTAAGCTTGCCATACGGATCAGTGTACTGCCACAGAAAGTCAGCAGTGCGCTGGCCTATCGCACCAGAGGCAAGGATCCCATTGTTCTTTTGGATCTGAACGATGATGCTCTCGAACACGCTATCGAATATGCGTGTTGGCTTTCTATCGAACTTGATCCCAGGAACCTTCTTCGCTGCACGCTGAAAAACCCAGACATCGAGACCAACGTCAGGTCCACGAGGATCTTCTGGGCCGTAAAGAGGTCGTTTCAGTGTCATGTTGCTCATGGGTTGTGCTCCGCTAGGTTGCTAGTGATGACCATTCTCTCTACTTCATCTGTCTGTGGTGCCATCAGAGCCTGTACCCGGACATGCATGTTTGACTTGCTGGTCACGATGATGTGATCTCCAACTTTCACATCTTGATCTGCAGGAAGATAGATGATGAACAAGGTATCTGGCCTCTGCAGACCTAGCATCGTGATTGTCTGAGCATGTGCGGCACCTGGGTCAACTGAGCAAGACACTCCAGAGGCAATCACAACCTCTGCACTTTCACCATGACCGCCGTAGTTATCTTCAGTGACAGTCATCCTGTAGATGTCGCATACGTCACTTTGCCAAACTTCAGCCTCCTGACGGAGGAGACCAAGTTCAATATCTGTTAGTGACATATGGAGAGTTCCAGTTGTTCGGAACATCCTCAAGGCGGGTACCTGCCTCAGACGCGAGCCTGAGTGCCCCGAGGTTAGCCCTAGCTAGGAACTTCCTATGCAACTGCATACAATGCTCGTAGAACTGATTGCGAGAGAACATCTTGCCACCAGACATGAACAGGTAGCGTGGAGCGAGCTTTGTCGCTTTAATCAACCAGCACTGAGCAATTGCGTAGTTGGAGTCGTACGTCTCTTCCCAGCCTGAGTTATCTGGACGGACTCCATTGATGTCCAAGCGCTTCGACATGTCGAGGACAACTTGGAGTTCAGCCTCCCCCAGGACAGGCTCAGCGTTCAGATCTGCGAAGATGCTGAGCCTGGCCCGGGTAGAAGCTTCATTCATGCCTGCGCAGCCTTATAAGCCTCGACAGCTTCGATCAAGTCCTCCTTGTTGGAGTACTCAGAAGAGTTGAGACCGAGAGAATCGGCGTACGCATTCCACTCTTCACGTGATGCAGAGTGAGCAAGACCTTCATCTTCCTCTCCTGCTTCACCTTCTGGCTGAGGCGCTGTGTGTTCTGCCACAGATGCATCGTGAGCAGCCACATGCGCATCAAGAAGAGCGAGGTTCTCTTCATCCGACAGACCAAGATCACGACCGTCACTCGGAATGAATCCGAGTTCCTCGATCTTGTCTGCCGTTGCCTGAAGCTGAGTCTGACCGAATTCTTCGCGGGTGTCGATCCCCTCAGCATTCAAACCGATGGCATCCGCTCGTGCAACGCGCGGGTCTGTATCCTTGCCCATCAGTTCACCTGACCTTTGATCTTGCCTCTACTCGTCAACGGAGCCCAGTTTTTCTTCGTCTGAGCAGCAATCGACGGATCAGAGGGTCGTAGGAGTGCTTGCATCCGGCGCTGGAACTCCTCACGGCGTCTTTCTGCTGCGAGGTGATCCAGCGCCTTCTGCTCTTCAACTGTGAGCGCCACTACCTACCCGGCGTGCTGTTGCATGTAGAGACGACGAGCAGCCTCTGTGCGAGCACTGAGATCTGCCTGTGCTGACACAGACACGAGCGCACACTTGGCAGCCAGGAACTGCTCTGCTTCTGTGGTTGCATCGTCCAGTGAAAGCACTGTCGTCTTGCGAGCAAGAGCCACCTTCGCGTTGACAGTGACGTTTGCAGCTGTTGGATTGGAAACTGCGATGTTAACTACAGCCATGTCAGGATCACTCCCCTTCCTACGGAGCTCTGAGCACTGCGAACGGATACCTATTGGCCTCCGTCGTCTGCTCGTAGTTGATGGGGTTCGGGACCTGCCAGCCGTACCTAGCAACAACACGCAGAGCGATCATGTCCTGCTGCGCGAGGTTGTACTGGATGACACCAGTACCTCCATCCTGGATAACAGCCTGATCCAGAATCTTGTACGTGATGTCTTTTCGGATTGCGATGATGCCCTGAGTGAAGTCCCCTGCGAACATTTCAGCGGAACCTGCACCAGAAGGCCACATCCCAGGCATGGCGTAGACCAGAGGCGAACCCTCGATCGAGCTAGTATTCACATCGAGGAGCTTCTGACCAGTCGTGTCACGGGCAGAGCGGAGACGCGCCTTGTAGGTCGTGCGCGTAACGAACCCGTTGGGGTCGTAACCATCCGCTTCCAGAAGACCCATGAGCTGGTTGAGGTCCTCTGCGATTCCACCAAGTGCAGCGGTGGAGGTACCACGGTTGAACGTATTGCCTGCAGCAATAGCTGCAGTTGCTACATCTGTGGGCCAAGATGCAGGCTTGTTCGTGCCGAAGAAGATGGCGGCATCGAGCACACGCGCGATAGCCTCCTCGAGGCGGGGACGAATTTCTCCCCACACATCGAACCCTGAATCGTCCAACACCGCTTCTGGAATCGGAACGATTGCAGCGATCTCTTCTGCGAACAGGAACTTGTTCGCCCACGCCACCTCAGTCGTCTGCTTGAAGCCTGTATCACCGTTGACGAAGAACGCCGAAGGAAGAGCAGCAAGAACTGGCATGCGCTGCTGGTTCGTGGACATCGTCACATGGCGAAACAGCTGAAGCGCGGCCGACTGAGTGGCTACGTTCTGCACGATCTCATTGGACACATCCTCAGGAATGAGGGCAGTGACATTCGACCGGGCAATGAGGTTATTGTAAGCCATCTACGGCCTCTCTGTTCCGGGTTAATCCCTACCTGCAGCTTGACGCAAGAGGGAGTTCATGTCTTGAGACCCAGTATCCCGTGATCCGCCAGCGCCACCATCAGCACCGCCAGGGACATTTCCAAGGAGGTATGGCTTGTCCTTAACGAGGTCACGCAGCGCAACTTCCACTTGACGCTCATCGTCAGGATCGGAGATGTCGTCCCAGTCAAGAAGGCGTGCAGCATCGCCGCGAGCCTCACGTGCAATGCCTACCTTGCCAGCGAGAACTTGAACACGTAGTTCTCTGGCATCCTTTTCAATCTTGACCAACTTCTCCTCCGCCTTGGTTGCCCGATCTCGTTCTTTCTCAAGATCCGACTTGTCCTGATCTTCTCTCGCTTTGAGAGCATCCTGTGCCTCACGAGCTTGAGCGCGATACTTTGCAGCGTCACGATTCGCTCGTGCGAGTTCAGATCTGGAAACGAGGTCCTTGTCGTCAGTGCTACCTGAGCCTGACTCGGTGCCCTCCGGGGGCGATCCTCCGGTACCTTCATCGTCGGTACCATCTGGATTGTCTCCTCCACCTTGACCACCTGGGTCATCTGGTGCGAAGAGGAAGCGATGATACATCGTACACACTCTCCTTTCCCTGCGTCAAGCAGCGTCCTTGTTGACTGAGTTCAAAAGGAACGCTACTCCTGTTCCCACTGTCTGTACGTTGCTCTGATCTTGCTTCTTTACCTTCACGTCGTACAACAGTGCTCGACCTGTCAGTGCCAAGGTGTCAGCACGCAGGATCTTCACCTGACACTTTCCTGTCGCAGTATCTACATCCACGATACCTGCAGTAGACCTCTTTTTCTTGATTGCTGCAGAAGCATCTGTATCACTGCGACTGTACTTTGCTGTATACCAAACCTCATCTCCCGGATCAAGGTCCGTAGACAAATCAACGTCGAGAAGGTTGTCCTCGCCAATGATGATCTCGTGATCTGAAGTGATGAGTGCCATTACGCCTTTCTGATCGTAGAGGTGATTCGCTTTGTTGCCAACGTAGCAGGAGAGACTTCAGTATTCGATACCGTGGGCAGATGCGTCTCATCTTTAACAATCACACTTGGAGATCCCTTCTTGACAATTGTACCTGTTGGCTTTGTCCATGGGGTACCAAGTGAAACACTCTGCACTTCAATCACTGTACCTGTGTCTTGTGATGTAAGCACTGCAAGAATCGTTGGCGTATCAATTCCTGCAAATACATCAACCACAACAAGGGACACAAGAGTGAGAGTTGTATCTGCTCCGACACCAACATCAGTAGCAGAGACAGAAGCAGAACGTGTAGCTGTGTCTGCAACTGAGCCTGTGTCTGATACATTAATCTGTGTCGTCGCATTGACAGAACTTGCATCTGTTCCTGCACCAACGTCAGTCTGAGGTATTGCAGCGACAAGTGCCTGCGCGTCTGACCCGCTCTGCGACGAGTCGACGGTAGTGTAGGATGCAACAAGGACTCCTGTTTCCGTCGTCAGAGCGCCTGTCTCAACAAGAGCGTACGCACTCGTGAGTGCTACTACGTCAGCACCCGCACCTGTGTCAGACGCTACAACAGGTGAGGAAACAGCAGCTATGTCAGCACCTGTACCTGTATCACTGACACTGAGTACTGCAGTCAGTGCTTGTGCATCAGTTCCTACACCTGTATCTGTCGCTGTATATAGCGCGACCCTGCTACCTGCGTCTGTTTCTGCACCTGTGTCTGTAACAGGAATTGCTGCTGTAAGCGCAGAAACGTCTGCACCTGCACCTGTATCTGTATCTGTTTTTGGTACAGTGACAGTTTGTGCTTCTATACCTGTACCTGTATCCGTGACAGCTTGTGGGAACGTGTAAGTAGCTGTATCTGCACCTGCACCTACATCTGTAGCAGGAACAACTGCTACCAGGGTACTCGTGTCAGTCTCAGCACCTGCATCTGTATCAGATATTGCTGTTACAAGTACTTGTGCTTCTGCACCTACACCTGTATCAGTGAGTACTTGTGGGTATGTGTAGGTTGCTGTATCAGCGCCTACACCTGTGTCTGTACCTGCGTATGTTGCAACGCGTACACCTGCATCTGTTCCTACTCCAGTATCTGTAACAGGTATCGCTGCTGTAAGAGCAGACGCATCTGTACCCGCACCCGTGTCAGTATCTGCTACTGGGGTTGATGCAACTCCAGTATCCACGAAGTCAGCATCGAACCACCCCTCGATGTGGTCTTCAGGATCGAACCAGGACCAGTCGAACATACTCTAAGCAGCTAGGTTGAAGGCTTCAGCTTTGAGTGCATTGATTGTCCAAGCACCTGAGGTACCAGGAGTACACGAAAGGCCAACCTGCAGTCCACTAACTGTCAAGTCGAACGCTGCAGATGTGACTCCGACAAAGAATTCACCAAACCCAGCAGCAACAGCTGCCGAATGAGCAATAGATGACTGTGCGCGCACGATCCCTGACGCTCCTGCTGTCCAAACAACTGCATAGATTTCAATGTCAGCGTTATCTACAGCAGCTGACTGTGCGGGACCAGTCAAGGTGCAACGAGCAGTATCAGCAATTGCTCCTGCAGTGCCAAATCGCACAGTGAAGATAGTAGTAGCTGTGCCTGCACCTGTCTTCGATAGAGAGATGTTCCACTTCATCACGGACGATATCTTAAGACGCCCACCAATTGTCATGTTGGATCCAAGAATATATGTATCTGCTGTAGCAGGAGTTTGTGCAGCGACACTGGTGTTATACACTGCCGGGTTGCTAACTGTCGCTGCAAGCTTAAAGAAGCCAACACCCTCAACAAATTCCAGAGTATCGTTAGGCAGCAACGTCGTCTTGTGCATCTCGTACACAGTAGCACTGCGCTCCAACACAACTGTTACATCAACAGGGCTTGTTGCGTGTGAATTACGGATGTTAATGCTCTTGACATTACGGCGCTTTGTACCTCCAGGAGCAGCCACAATCGTCGTCGTGGTTGCAGTCGTGATGTTCGTAACCGTTGTCTCTGGTTGATCCATCACAGGCGGAGATGCCTGTGAGCAGTCCATGTGTGATGCAACTACATCTACATCACAGACAGCACTCGTAACAAGTCTGAGTGTGTCAGTGGTAGTTACAAGGACTAGCACTTTTCTCTCCCTTCATCCGGCATATGCGAGCCTGGGCTTAGGAAATCTAGAATAGTTAACCTTCAATATAGTGTCAGCAACAAATTCTCCGCCCTCCCAATCATCCATTATAGATCCTGTATTATTGGATGAATAGGCAAGACCAGGTGAACCTGACTGCAACGATGAGTTGTCTACAAATGTCCGCCTACTAACACCATTCTGTAGTGCTTCAAGAGTTACAGCACTCGCAGGTCCAGTTGCTCTAAACGTCCAGCGATCTCCGTTAGTAAGCACAGTAGCAAAGGTGTCCAACTGTGCACTGACACCTGCAATAAAACGCCGAAATTCTGCACTGCCTACAGATGTATTAATAACGAATCTGTAGTAAGTTAAAGCACCACTTGCACATCGTACGCAAAGACCTGGTCCTTCTCCTACTCCCCCAGCAGTAGCAGTAAGAATTGCTGAAGAAGATTGATCGTCTGCCCAAGCACGACCTGTATATCGTGCACCACAATCTGAAATCGGATTGGAAGGAACGACAACGTTGCTAGTGATACTCAGGCTGGTAGTGAAAGGAAGCACTGTCCACACACCGTTACCAAGCGGAGTCTCATTCGCACGGTTAAAGTTGTCTGTTGCTTGTGTGACCCAACTCATCAGTTAATAATCCCCTTACGAAAAGCGATTGCTACTGCATGAGGTCGATTCTTCGCACCAAGCTTCCTTGATACATCTTTCGCTTGACTATGCACTGTCTCCATCCCGATACCGAGAAGTTTCGCCGCTTCTGCATCTGTGTATCCCTCAGCGATGAGAAGGAGACAACGTATAAGAGAATCAGACAACTCATTCGTCGCTGTCGTATCGCGTGTGTTCGGATCTTGTTTCCTCTTTGTCAGACGCTCTATGTCGTCAGTGATTTCCTCCAGGATCCTATCATCAGGTCGTGGAGGACTCCACCCTGCCCTAACAAGCATCCTAATCAAGTTGATTCGCCGTAACTTTCTCTTATCAAGCATGAGGTCAACTTGCTGTCGCAGTGATTGTGGTCGCGTCGAGAGAATCGTTCACCTTAGAGAAGAGAGGCGCTGTAACCCATCCTGACGTAGCAAGGTCTTGATCTGGACGAATAATCTGTGTTGCTGATCCTGCCACACTCGCGTTATCTGAACCTGAACCACTGTCTGACACTGTAAACAGTGATCCACCACCTGTTGCCAACGGAATCAGTGCTGTACCAAGCGTGCCCCATCCAACAGAAGAGACAGTAAGAGATCCTCCATCAATGGTACCTGCAGCAGCCATAGGCGCTTTCTGCAACTGCATCGTGACCGTAGCACCAGATGACGATGCAAACTCTGCAACTGCCTCTGTCCAATCACCTCCTGACTCCCCAGTAAACGAACCTACAGCTTGATTGCTAACCAACCAGACAAACTGGAGAGCAAGACGATTAGAACCATTCGTTATCACTGCATTATCAAGCACTGTTGTATTCGTAGCTGCATCACCTGCAAACTGCACGCCTCCATTCTCGAAGACATCGTTAACTGTTGCACCAGCAACGACACCTGAGAACTCGTAGAGAACAATGAACAGATCGTTCCCTGAAGCACCCACAGTGATATCGAATGAAACAGTGCCACCTGCTGCAGCACGGCCTGCATAGATGAATCCTTGCGAGTTCGTGCCAATGCCTCTGTTCGATGCAGCACCTGTAAGACCTGCGACACCATCAAGACGGTTGATGTTAACTGGATTTGCAGGTCCTACAAAATCTCCACTTACTCCCCTCTCTACAATCGCTGCAATGATCAAATTGCCAGCACCACAACCTGCTAGAGAGACAGTAGTAGTTCCTGTGAGAAGAGCTGTACCTGCACTCGCCTGCACGAACAGAGGAGTCGTGCCAGGAAGAGATGCTGTATCTGAACCTGTACCTGTGTCAGAGACATTAACAGAAGTAGGTCCACCAGCTGCACCAATAATTGCAGTACCGACACAACCCCATGCAGCGGAAGTAATGGTAGCAGTACCACCGTCAATCGTACCTGCTGATGCCATCGCAGCCTTCTGCAACTGCATCGTCGCAGTAGCACCAGACGCTGACGTGAACTCAGCAACTGCCTCTGACCACGTACCACCTGACTGTCCAGTAAACGCAGCAATAGCCTGGTTCGACACAATCCAGACAAAGTTCAGAGCAAGGCGGTCAGCAGCGTTTGTTACAACCGCACAATCGACCACCGTCGTATTCGTGTTCGCCTCACCTGAAAACTGTCCGCCAGCATTCTCAAAGACAGAAGCTGCAGTCGTACCTGTTGCTACACCTGAAATCTCATAGAGAACAATGAACAGATCATTACCAGATGCACCTACCGTCAACTGGAAACTGCAGGTACCGTTTGCCGCGACCCTTCCGGCATATATGAATCCTTGAGAGACACCTGCTCCTGAGCCAACACCCCTGTTCGATGCTACACCATCAATCCCAGAGGAACCAGCGAGATTGTTGATGTTCGTTACAGAGGACGGACCTGAGAAGTCACCATTCAGGCCTCTCTCAAAGATCGCTGCAACAAGGAGATTCCCAGCCACACATCCAGTAAGGGAGACGGTGCCAGTACCCGTGAGGATTGCAGTACCGGCACTCGCCTGGACAAAAACTGGGACTGCCACTTATGCAGGTGCGCCAACGACGATGCCGTTATTGATTTTCTTCTGCAGCCAAGAGGCCCATTCAGCAGCCTCAGCAGCAGCGTTGATTGTTCCAGAGTAATGCGTATTGTTCGCCCACTCTGCAGCATCTCCTTCATCTGCACCTACTAGATTTCCATCACTTCTGAAACCACCGGGACCTGGCCAGTTATTCGCGTCCACACCCATGTACCCTACGACGTTTCCATGTGCATGGTTACCACTCCCTGGTCCTGGCGTGATGTCTAGTCCTGAGAAACCTGAACGCTTCAGCGCACCTCCTGGAATGAACTGATCTGCAATGACTCGATTGTTGAGGAGCTGATTGTTGCTCCCTGCATTTTGGACAAAAGCAACAATACCCATTCCATCTACAACCTGATTCCGCTCGATGATGTTATTGCTACACCCGACAGCAGCAGCGTCTGAACCATCAATCGAGATACCACCGAAAGATCCTGGTTGAGCGTTACCAGGCTGAGAGTGATGCCAGAGCATACAGTCGAACATGTGGACATTGTTCGTGTGATAGATCGAGATGATATCTTCAGGCTCAGACAGGTTGTACTGGTTCTCGATCTCACACCAAGAGACCTCGATTGCTGTATTCAAGACCTCCCTGAACTGCACGAAGTTACCCACATGCGAAAGACCTGCCTCTGTTGCACCACCGAGAATGTTGTGATGGCGACACTTCGTGATCTTACAGGTAGAGTTCAAGAGTGAGTTAGGCCACAACTCAATCCCTCGCGTTCCCTCGATCGTACATCTCTGGATCAGAACCTTGACCCAGTCCTTCGCTACAAACCAACGAGATGACTGCTGATACGTAGGTCCACCGAACACCTGCATATCTTCCACTGTTACGTCAACACCTGCACCTGTGAAGTGATAAGCGTCGATCATGTAGCCATCACTTGAGAGATTCCTGACTCTCCCTTTCAGAATCACGGGCTGCGTTGTAGCAATTGAAATGCACGGAGTTGAGCTGTTCGACTCCCACGAATCGAAGTAGGTACCCCCCTGAGTAATAACCTGAGGTCCACGGAACGGTGGGTAGTTCGTCGGTAGGACCGGAGGAATGGCAGATCCGATGTCTGTAACACTCATGTGCAATTTCGCGGAGGCAACGAGGATCTTTCCGTTCTTCGTCGCCATAGCAGGTTCTGCTGGCCGCTGGTCACCTTTCTTGTACGCGAGAACTTTGTCTCTGTACTTAGCCCAGTTGGTGTAGTCACCATTCGGACCTGAATTCGAAGCCTTCCACTTGTCGTATGCAGATGCCCCTGGAAGGTTCGCAAGGATCTCGTCCTCGAAGAGATCTTGAGGAAGGGTAGACATGTCTCTCCTTTATACCTCGGCATACACAACACCGATTCCAGTGGTAGAGCCTGCACCTGTAGTAACAGTGAGACCTTCACCACTTGTCGTCTTGAAATGACCAACAGGTGAGAAACCAGGTGAGTGATTTCCATTGATAGGCATAGCAAACACTTCTGAGATCGCTGTACCTGCACCTGCAGGCTTCGAGTTGAAGACAACTGTTGTTGCAGTACCACCAGCGTGCAAACGGAACAGCAGCACAAGGATTGACTTCCCTCCAACTGCTGTGACAATGTTTGCATCCGTCTGTGACGCTGCGATGTTGGCCTTTGCGAACTTCGGAGTACTCTCGACATACCCAGTCATCACAGCGTCCACCATTGTGGCTGCACCAAGGTGATGCGTTGTACGTAGTGATGCAGGTGCTGAAACAGGGAGCGGAGAGCCCGCGGACACAAACGACGCTACACCATCACCGCCGATAGCGAGCTTCATTACCTGGTATAGGATGCCGCCTACATCATCTGCGGCAATTGTTACACCCGCACCTGGGGTGATGCCAACATTGTCGGCCATCTGTCCCCCTTACGAGAGCGTCAGAGAAGCAGTGAGCGTCCAGGTACCAGTTGTCTTCGTTCCGAGCGACTGCACCTTTCGGTTCATGTTCTTGTTGCGAGTAACGCCGTTACGAACACTCCACTCTTCCCAGGCGTAGTTCCCTTCCGCCGTCGTAAAATCAGACCTGAAATCCACTGTCTGGTTCGTGCGGATCGGGTATGTTGCAACCATGCCCTTGAAGAGCTTATTGGTAGCTGCCTGAAGGTCCGTCTGCGTTGCAACTGCCGCTGTTGCAGAATCGCCAGTTCCGATATCTGCGTTCGCGTTGTTATACGCCGTCGTACCTGCGAAGGCAATCGTTAGGTCCCAAATCTCCTGGATACCTTCGTTCAGCAAGAGATTGCCGTACACCTCCTGCACTTCCTCTGCCTCACCGACAAGCAGGCGAAGCCAGTCAGACGTGACACCTCTTGCCACCTCGATCATGCGCGGCATGAGACGATACGCAGGGACATACGCTTGCAGATTGTTGTCCCAGGTCATCTCACCTGTGAACTCTTTGTAGTTGCCGTCTTGCACGTGCGACTTACCGAGATGCCGGAGACGCTTGCGAGCAAAGTTCACAGCGTCCTCCGACCACTTCTCACACACCCACAGTGTGTTCATCTTGCCTGATTCCGTTGCCTCTGCAACTACTCCGACAGAAGCAGCATCATCGCCACGAGCGATGTCCATCCCTTACCTCCTCACTCCTTGGGTGCCACCCTTTGGCGGGATAGGCTGCCCATTCGGGTTTGTACCATTTGGTGTTTGATCTTGCTTCATCAGAGATTGTCTCTCCGAGTCAGCATCCGACTCTTCCAGCATACGCATGATCGTATCATCGTCATAGCCCAGCTCTTTCAGGATCTGCGATCTGGACACTCCAACCGCCTTCTTCTTGACTGCCGTATCTGCAATCTCAGAATCAGACCGTGGTGACGCATCCTTCCACAACGTCTCCAGTTTAAGATCCTGTGCTGGCTGTGGACCGTCTATCTCCATAGCAAAGAGCAAGACATCCTGCCACACATTGCCAAACGACTTCTGACGATCAGAGATCTTTTTGACGAAGCGTGCCTCCGCCGACTTCATTGCTTCCCCAGACGGGAAATCACCCTCTGTGATGAAGAAGTAGTGCAACGGCGTACCACTGACTCGCGCGACCGATGCCCAGAATTTATCTTGCACCTTCAAGAACTGGTTCAGGTCCGTTGCATCGAACTGTCCGACCTTCGTCTCAGGATCAGAGAATGACAGCAGACGATCCACTCCGTAGTTCCTTGCTGTCTGTTCTTTTGGTTCACCTGTCTCCTCATCATACTCCAACTCGAGACCGATCACATACCTCTGCTTGAACGAAGCGAACTCCATGGCAATGATCATATCCATAACAGATTTGTTTTGTGCGTTCTGCAGAGGCACTACATCCTTCAACTCTGACACGCCATACTTCTTTCTCCCCCTATTTGGGAAGTGGAACACTGGAACCCTGTCATACGGGTTGTCCACCGTGTCAATGCGTGTCCACGACTCAATCCGCCCATTGAATGTCCGAGATGTACCTTTTTGCAGATATTTTTGAATAGCCATCTCCGTATAAACATTCAGGTACCAATGCTTCTCTAGATCATCCCACCACACCTTGGTACCACGGAGAATCTTCTTCTGGTTGTTCGGATCATACTGCACTGCGCACTCGTTCGCATACTGAGGCCAGATTTCTGCCTCCATGTCGTCATTAGGCCACACAATCACATACCCATCACCCATCATCAGTGACTCTGTATGGACCTCGTTTGCTTTCTCGTCCATGTTGTTGCGGCCCCAGATCTCAAACGCAGCATCCCCTTGCGGGTCTACCTGTGTGACCTTCTTACGGCCAGGAGCGTTCGGAGTAGGCGGCGTCGGCCCAAGCTCTGCCGGCCTCGCTGGTTGAGGTGTCGGGACATTGGAACTCACGTCCTCGATCTTCATCTCTGCTTCAGATGACTTGAACCCCGTGACAACCAACCTGTCTGATAGAGAATCCACCACAGGACCACACATGTTCTCAGAGAACTCCTTGAACACATGTCCGAAGGTATTACGGAACTTCTCTGTCGCAAATGCCAGCGCATGGTTCCCCATGTAGTAGTTATAGAACAGAGAATACCTATTCTGTCTCTCTGCTGAGGTCAGACAATGCAGTGCCCACTCAAGATCGGTAGCCATCAGTCTACCGACTTCCAGTAGCCACACCCGTACCCAAGTGGAATCCACACCATGTTCGAGAAGATCGCCGTGTTAGGCCACCCCAGGCAAGGACTCATGCTGTAGCCATCGAATTCTTGCGCTTCGTCATGTCTTCGTACCCGCACGCGAGGGCATCACAGATATCGTCATGCGCACAGAACGGGTAGTGAGTGATCTCGTAGAAGAAATCTCTATTCCATCTTCCTTTGACAACTCGAAATTCTCCTCTCTCCGCCGCTCCTGCAGCCGTGTCGATTCTCAACTCCTTCGGCCCTGTGGACGGGAATGCCCGGAAATTGTACCCCCGGAACACAGTACGCGCAAGCTGGAACACAGCTATCTTGCCTGCTGACCCTGGTTCGCGCTCCATCCTGTTCCGGACCTTGTATCCATCTTCCTGAACCGTTCGACGCACTGTCTTCAACAGAGGCCCTGGGTTCTGCCTGACTCTGACCATATCCAAAATGTAGATATACTCATCATCCCCAAGACCCATCAACAACCCTACAGTCCAGTCTGGATCCTCCGCACCCTTGGGATCTGTTGCAGCCATGTCCCAACGACGAAACAGCCTCTTGATCTTTCCTGGCCTTGCAACAAGCTCAAACCATTCTCTCTCGAACACTCCACCCTCAGAAGGCGCTGGCCTCTGCTGATACAGCGCTGACCATACATTGCCATTCTGCATGTGTGGAACAAGCTTCTCGTACGGAAACCGCTCCGGAAACAGAACTTGCCCGACCGTCCTCCCAAGAGGATCAGGCTCTGGGTATTCCTCATCAGGCTCTTCTGCTACCGCAGGCAATCTGACCCGCATGAACTTGTCCTCTAGATCTTCCCCAAGTTCCGCCTCTGCAAGCACGCGACCGATCAGGTCATCTTCATGCCACCGCGTTCCAATCAGCAAAATCACACCATCTGGTTCAAGCCTGGTGCGAAATGTGGATTTATACCACTCCCACTGGTTTTTCCTCATCGTCTCTGATTGGGCATCCTTCATATTCTTCACCGGATCGTCCACAATCAAGAGATTTGCACCCTTACCTGTCAACGCACCCCCAACTCCGGCCGTGAACATCCCGCCTTTACGCCCTTGAAGGTTCCAGTTGTCAGCAGCCGACGTCTTCTTCGACACCTCGATCCCGAAAAACCGTTTTCCGTACTGCTCTGTTGTATCCCTTGTCTTTCTACCCCAAGACGCTGCAAAATCCGCCTCGTAAGACGCGAGCATTACCCGATTATCTGGGAAAGCACCGAGATACCACGCAGGAGCGTAGTGTGAACACAACTCAGATTTCCCGTGGCGAGGTGGTTCCTCGATGACCAAACCAATATATCCCTCGCGGAGCAGCTCCCCAGCGAACAGCTCCATCAGCAACCGGTCAAGATAGTCCACATGTTTCGCGTGAATCCACCTTGTGGGACTCTCTCCCTCTCTAACTGTCCCCTGCTTCCAGTTGCACGCCGCTGCCAGACCCGATGGCGAGGTGTTCGCCAGAAGGTGCTGCAATTCGCTGGAGGACATCTCTTGCTGCTTCTCTTGCATCACCATCAATCAGCACCACCGTGTTGATCTGCGTTTGCGGTTTATCCCCACCCTGCACTTCAACTCTGTCTTTTCTGCCCCAGTTTTCAGGATCTGTGCGCTCCAAGAACCACGCGTTCGCCTGCCAAGACCCAGGAGCCTGCGAGTCGCCCACCGTGATGATGTTCTCTACTGCACGTCCTCGACGGATAGCCTGTGCCACCTCAACATCCTGTGCAAGAAGTGCAAGTTCTGGATGCTGACCTGGAGCATGCCTACCTTTAGACAACCAGTCGTGAATCGTGTCCTTGCCAAGACCTGCGATCAAGCCTGCATCTGTAATAGACACACCCTTCGCAATCTCTTGGCAAACCTTCTTGTGCACAGCTTTCGAGTACTTCGTCTTGATCACCTGCAACGCACCAGATTTGGTCCTGCGTTCGACCTCACGCGTAGGCGCAGCCTTCACTGTCTTTCTCACTCTTGCTTTTCTCAATCCCATGGTCACCCATGATACATACGTGGGTGTGGTAATCCAAGAGGGAGAGGAGAGACTAGGGTAAGCGCCACCTTAGATGACGCCTACCCTGTCTCTGCGATTCAGTCTACCTGAATGTCGAACTCATCGAGGAGCTCATCTCCTCCAAACACCTGGACATGGCTCTCTCCGACAAAGTCAAGCGGGTACGTCAGAGCAGCGTATCCCGGATTGCCGACGAGCTCAGTTCCAGACACGTCTTCCAGATCGCCCGGATTCGATGTCTTGATGGAAACGGGTCCTTCGTAGTCACCCACATCCCATCCGACTACAATTGCCTTCCGCTCCTTGTAGATTCCACCCATTCTCTCACCCCCTCTTCGGGTTGAACTGTACGCACGGGATCGTAACACCTCTCTTACACCTGTGTACCGTTTACTGGATACTAAGATACTAGAACCTCCTATAGAAGATCTCCGCTGCCAAGCGCTTCCCCCCCTCTGCCTCGGAGAGACAGGCCGGATGGCCCCCTGCCCTTAATTGCCTTCGAAAAGTTGAAATTAAATTTGCTGCACATTAAGGGATAGATATACATAGGTGTGGGGGATATGGGGGCGACAATGGACAAGGTTGAATTACACAGCACATATACATGGGGATACACGCTTCTCGCTTTTGGAGAGAGGGACAGGTAGAGGGCGGGGAAGCGCTGTTACAATTCATGTGTGCATATCTGACAACAATAGGCCATGATAAAGGCGTGGTTTTTAAGCACGCCCTTATCACACGCCTACGTGTATGTGCTACAGCGTTTCGCGCGCATCCAATACATCCTTGATTGCCCCAATCCACTTGCGTGTAATTTGCGTCCATTCATCGGCTCGCCACGCGTACGCTGTGTCAATGGAGGATGAATGAAAATCAACAAAAGGTTGATTGCTTTTACGTGCCTCACCGTCAACACGCTCCATGATGTGCATAACCTCTATTACACGGGGATCATTGGACATCACATGTTGCATTGCCCGTTGCAACACATAACCCTCCATTGCACGCTCAATACATGGTGCGCACAAATTGCCATATGGGGTAGTAAAATCATCCCCCGTATTCAAGTGACATGCCTCACACAATCCCACCCGACTAAGCACGAGGTCATCGCCGCCATCACCCATCACCTCGTACAATTTACCCCTGACAAAAAGTTCGTCGCCAATGTTCACAAGTATGCGTGCCATTACGGCCTCCTCACGTACACATCGACAGTTGAAGTGTGACGGTTGCGCCACCCGTAATCAATGCCGAATTCATCCTCAAGGGTATCCTTCGGCAATATCACCGTGCATGGCGTAATGCACTCATGCGCGACCGCCCTGTCAATCACGTTACACCACCGAATTGCCCTCACCAGGTTATTGAACCGATTTGCCCTGGGATGGGTGTATTCGTACTCCGAAATGCATTGCGCAATCCCCTCAGCATCGTCGCGCCGATTTGCACCTTGCACATCGACGATGATTGCCCCAATGATCAAAACGCCGATAATCATGCCGACCATCATCGCCCCAATTAGCGATCCAATACCGTACTTCATAGGTACCACCCTATCCTTTCGTCAACGCGAATGATTCGCCCTCCAGGTTCGTAATCCTGTGCCAATGCCGCCGATGCAATTACGCGTGCGTCGGTGTCGTCGCGTGCGTCAATGTCAATTTCCTCTATGCTCGAATTGTCGTCGCCATCGCCCCAATTGTACCGAATAAACGCCGTGTAACGGCGCAAGGGATAATCCGATGACCTTTCGGCACGCGCATATGCCCCTGATTGCGCAACCCTTTGCAACTCCAATTCAGACATCATTGCACCTCCGAAACGTCGATGATTTGCGTGTCCGCCGACACCTCCTGAAGTCGTCGCATTTCCCTAATGTGGTTTTCTCTGTCGTACCAATACGTGAGATCCAATCCCGTCGTCACATTCGCGCCCTGAATACGCAACACACGCGCCAATTCGTCAAGGTATTCCTGCTCCGTGTATCGAGCGAATTCAACATAAATCAGATCGTCGTTGTCGATATCAGCGAGGGGTGTTTTCGTGTCCATTTGTGCCTCCAAAATCGTTTGGGGGCGTCGTATTGACCGCCCCCGTTTTGTCGATGTGTTACGCCGAGGCCTTCGTCATGCGCTTGCGCGAGGTGCGCGCCTTGGGCGTCGTCGGCGTCGATGCCTTGCTCTTGCGTGCGATCCTCACCTTGGCGGCGACCATCGCCTTGTTGAACTTCACGCGCCCTGCATCATCGAGGTCGCGTGCCCGAGTCACGCCGAGGCGCTTCAACGCGGCGTGGTAAGCCTTGTTGTACGACGCCTCGCCCTGCTTCGACCAAGGTGAGAGGCCGTCCTTCTGCGACTTGTCCGCGTAGAAGTTTTCGCGTGTCGCGGGTAGGACGTTCCCGGTGAAGGTGCAAACCTTCGTGGGTGTCGTGCGTGCCATTGTGTTCCCCTTTCGTCGTCGTCACCATTGTTGATGACATGTCGTACATTACATCCGATTGCCGATGAAGGTCAACCAAATTTGGATTAATTATTTGTAAGCATAAAACCGAACGTGTGATCGCCGTTACAAAAACCTATTTACGCGTAATGTCGTCGGGTTCGTCGTAACCCACACGTAATGCCATTTGTAATAGCGTCGATCCAAATGCGCTTGAGTTCAACATCAGACAGGTTTGCGTCTGCGTCAATCTCAGCGTATTCCCTGACGCGAGTTATTGCACCCATTTCGTTGTCCAGTTCAGTGAACGATATGACGCAAAAACTTTTGCCATAGGTTGTATCCCAGACAACAATGTGGCGCAAATCAATATCGCCATCGTTGTCATCCCAAAACCGAAATTCCCATCGTGAGAGATCACGATATTTGTGGACGGTGTATTCGTACCCCATTTGAGGTGCCCTTTCGTCGTCGTAATTGCAGAGTGAATTACAAACGGCGATTCACACGTTCAGTTTTCAAGGATCGGATGGAACATTTCATTATCGCACAACCCCGGCGGATTATCAATTAGAATAGCTTATCGCCCCAGATATGTTTTGCCCCCAGTTAATTCGATCGAAATTCCAACCCACGATTTTAGTTGCGGGTTTGCGAGGTTTTCGCTGTAATGCGTTGTGAAATGGCGAACGCAATTACCCACCCGTTCATTGCAGACCGAGTTACGGGTTTTGCAAGGCTCAGCCTTACACCTACCCTGACGTCAGCCTTACACGCACCCCAGCCTCAGCCTTACAGAGGAATCAGCCTTAGCCTTATGCCCCTTGTAAAGCCAGCCCTACAGTTCTCTAGGTCTGGGGGTTATGAGCCGGTTGGCGCTCTGAGCTTCTGGGGACCCAGAATTTTTTCCGGGGGTTATGAGCCAAGTCTTGCTCTGAGCTTCTAGAGGAAAAAAGTTTTCAGCACGAAAAAAGAGGAGGCCTGCATCGAGTAACAGACCTCCTCGTTCGGCGCAAGCGGGGGAGTTGGGGTTGACTTGCGCCTGACCTTTCGCTCGGCGGCTTACGCCTATGCGCTCAACCGTGCTCCCATCGCACGTGCTGCTTTGGCGTTATTCCTCCAATGAAAGAAAACTCTGGGACGACCAGGCCCACGCTCACTGTCTTCTGAACGCTCAACGAGTCCTACCTCAATAAGCGTAGACAGGATGTAGAGGAGCTGATCATACGCCACACCACCATACAGGACACCCTTCTTGCCGCGCGACCGTGCACCAGACGCAAGACGGATGTCTTCGTATGACAGAGGAGCCTTTGCATCCTTCAGGATTGAGATGACCTGTCCGACGCGCTGCTCTGTCTTGCCTCTGATAGTGGTGACCGTTCCCATGTGACCATAAGGTAGTAGGTACCCTCCATATCTGTCAAACGTCGAGATCAACAGACCCTACTCCTCAGTAGACCCCACCCCTGTGTAGATGAACCCCGCCTCGGTTATAACCCCCACCTCGGTTAAACCCCACCCCCGTTAGTTTCAGACCCCACCTCGGTCAGTTTTGGACAGTCAACACACTGCCTGAACGCCTTGGGTAGTTCACGCTCTTTATCTAAACAACACGTTGTCTGTCTTTTGAGATCAACCTTAGCGAGTTTTGGACCCCGCGTCCGTTGATTTCTCTCATACGTTCGTCTGTTAATCTCCCTTATTGTTGAACTTGATTTGATCCTTTCCTCCTCCATTGCATCAATTCTGATCTGTCGTGCTGTCCGTCTTGCCATTGTCTCTCCCTCCCCCTTTTATCCGACAACTCGAGGACCCGTTTGACTATCCCATGGTAGTGACGAGTAGAGTCCCAACGAACGAGAGAGAGGGGCTACGTAGTAGCCCACTCCGTTCACTACCATGGTAGTCATGTGTCCTGACTGGTAGGGTATGGTACCAAGGTCATACTACTAAGGTCACTCATTTCCCTTAGTAGGCGGAACAAGCGTGTCAAGACGGTTATACTCTTCACACAGTTCTTCCATTGTTCTCTTGCATTGTTCAACAACTTTACGTATGTCCTCATCTGTTGCCTGATCTGATATGCCAACAGTTATTGCTACAGGTGAAGTTCTGTTTGTAGATATTCGTAACACAACGTACACACTTGTCTTGTTTCCTGCATAAGCCATCACTTCTTGATCTTCCATCTACTTCTCCTTTTCTAGAGCGTCAGCCCATTCTGTGATTGTTGTATCTGCAGGACGAGAGAAGAGAGCATCTCCTATCCCTTGAGGGTCACGTGCATCGCGGGTGTCTCGTACCCTGGTCCGAGTAAAGTCAACAGGTTGGTGCTTTGTGGATACCGCCTGGATAGTAAGAGGTACGAGTTTTCCGCCAGGCATCAGTGCTGTCAGATGCTTGTCCACTTCTTGTGCTGATTGATGTGTCCTGATATCAAACCCGTGGATACTTTCGAACTCTCGATAGTTCTTTTCTTTGTCCCAGATGTTAGGTCTGTATGCAGAATCAGAGTCCACTTTCCACCTCCTTGTATGTCTTCGGGACGCCCTTACCATTGTCTACTTCTGTGATCATTCCATCCTCCACAAGTTTCGCAAGGTGCTTGATCACTGTGTTATCTGACAGGTTGACCTGCTTTTTAATCTGCGTGCGCGTCTCACATCCTCCCTTGATTGCCATGAACACATCATGGATATTCTGATCTGCCTCTTGGTCGCGCTTTGTCTTTCTCACCTTCAACTCAACGTCGCGTGCATCAATCTCAAACTTATCCTCTGTAATCGAGATCTTCCCTTTGAACGATGCATCTGGTTCGAGGTTTGCGTGCGTCTCTCGTCCGTCCATCCAAATGCTCACTACATTATCCTCTACCTGATGCTTCTGCACAGCGATGCCAAGGTCTACTTCACCTCCGTGGCGTGAGGAACCACGCGAAGATCCCCAACCACCTGTCTCACCTTTATTACCATGATGTACCACCATCACAGACAATTGGGGACATGCCTCCTGCAGTCGCGCTATCTCATCCCACACGATCCCTGTCTCTGCTGCATCGTTCTCATTGACGCCGGGAATCATGCGCTGCAGGGGATCGAAGATAACGATATCTACCTCGTACTCACGGCATACAGAGATAACATAGGCCATCGACTCGGGATCTGTGAACTTGATGCCCTTTCTGTGCGTGAGCATGAACATGTCTGTCTCGAGTTGCAATCGCTCCAAACGTCGTGTGAACAGAGTAATGTTGCCTTCTTCCTCGATTAACCAGACACGCAATGGATGCTTTGGTGTCCATTCGTCACGCATGAGGAATGGCTTGCACATCGTCACAGAGCGGATGAAGTCGAGCACGATCCAGGTCTTGTACGCTTTCGGAGGTCCCCACAACAGTACCTTGTCTTGTGGTGCTAGGAGATGATCAATGAGCCAATCCATCTCTTTCCTCGCCTCTACGAGTACTTCGTCGTACGTCAGGAATTCTCTCCCTCTCGCTACTGCATACGTAGCCCGAGCAATGAGATCCTTGAACATCTCTACATCGTCAATCGCTTTCCACAGTGAATTCAGATCCTTGTGTGGGTAGAAGGGGTCTACCACACGATTGAGGTCACAGATGTTTACTGCTATACCAGCGTCAATTGCGAGGGATGTAATCTTCTCCCTAAGACCAATACCGGATGCGTCTGTGTCTGAATAGATAGTAATCTGACGCACTCCTCTTGATGCGAGTGCTTGAAAGGCCTCAACGGACAGAGGCGTGTCCGAACCTTTGGTAACGGAAAAACCTGCTGGCAACCCGGCAGCGTAAGTTGTTCCACAATCTGACTCTCCCTCCGTGATGCTGATGTGTTCTGGCAATTCGTCGTGTGGGATAGGCCAAAATGGGCTGAGGACAGCACCTTTCGGTTCGAAATGAATCTCTTTCGGAAACTTGCGCACCTTGATAACATCCGACTCATCGAAGACGAACTTGACACCCGTGCCTCCGTGATCGAAACACCCTAGCATTTCCCAGATGTGGGCATCTACCTGTGTATAGTTCTCCCACGCAGCGAGGCCTGTTTTTCCCTTTGCTGAGGCGTTTTTGCGTACTTTAATCCGAGGTACATCCTCGTCCTCTGACGCGTCGTAACCGCCTTCTATCGCTTTGATTACATCTGTAAGTGTTGCACCACAGTGCTCGCTGTGACACTTATAGAGAATCTTGCCGTTGGGCTTCACTGTGATAGATCCGCCCTTAACAGGTGTACCTACATCGTCGTGAACAGGGCACCAGCAATAGTATTGTCCTTCACCTGCGCTTTCCCAGCCTTCAACGTGCTCTTGCAACCATTCTAGGGTTACTTCGCTTGCTCGCACAAAGCTTCTCCTCACGAATAGAGGGCGCGGTAGGTGTCCCATCGCCATGAGACGGAGTGCGAGATTTCCGGAAATCGCACCGGCAGGATCTGGGCATGCCTCCCAACACCTACCGCCTGTCGATTGTAGTACGTATGCCTGAAAATGCCAAGCGTTTACTGCGTTGTCTGGTAATCGGTGAGTAGTCCCAATATGTTGGTTGCATTCTGGATGGGGTCTGTCTATTGTGTGCATTGCACATCGCTTGACCAAAAGGAGAGGAGGTTACAAAATGGCAGCGAAGGCAGCAACGCGAAAGCGCACGACCGGCACGAAGAAGACGACCACGAAGGCATCGGCGAACAAGAAGGGCGCACCGAGAGGTCCGCGGGAGCCCATCGAGACGCCGAAGGCTGCGTCGTTCGAGACGGACGACAAGAGGGCACAGTACGCTCGCCTCATCGTGTTCAACTTCGCCAAGGGCAAGAACTCGAAGACGGCAGTGCCCAAGGGCGCAGACGTCAACTCGGTTTCGAACTCCGTGCTGAACAAGGCGGGGCTCGAACTCGTCGGTGGCAACATGATCAAGGGCACGGAAGGTCTCGACCTGATCATGTCTCTATCCAAGGATGGATCGACAACGGGGAGGCCTCTGACGAAGGCGTACGCAGCGGAGGTTCGTCCGTTTCTGCGGCGTCTCAAGCTCGCACCTTCGTTCGGACGTCGTGGCAAGAAGGCGGCTCCGAAGGAAGAGAAGGAAGCTCCCGCAGAGGAGGCAGGGGAGGACTCGGCGGAGTGAAGGAGAGCACAGTGGAGGGGTCGCTGCGGTGGCCCCTTCATTGTGGTTTGGTTGTCGACTATGTTAGGAGGTGCGCATGAAACGCTTGGTTGTAGGGATCTTGATTGGACTCGTTCTCGGAGGTGGATCTGCTTTTGCAGCCACAATGAGTTACTGGGAAGAGTTCGGCAAGACATACTCGTGTGAGGGAACAGCACTCATCGCTAAGTGCACAGACGATGTGTGGAAGTCAGGTTACAATTTTTTGCTCTCCCCTGGTTGGGTCACGCTGTACGAGGGCAAGAAGCCTGTGTATCAATGTCCGCGCAAGTACAAGTCAGTGCGATGCACGGACCTTCGCTGACATGCAGGGGCCAACATTCATAACCCCTGAAACTGTTATCCAGAAATACAAAGATGGTACACTTGACCCTCGTCAAGGAATCGTAGCACTTGCTAGAGAAGTAATTTCTCTACGTGAGCACTCATCGCTCTACGGAGAGAAGTCCTGTTCAAAGCAGATGGGGAGGTATAGAATGAACGAGCAAGAACTCCTTCTCGAACTCGCTGCACAGTTGGAAGAACATCCTACTGTGGAGTTCTTTGTCGAGGATACAAACGGCAACGAGAAGAGGATCTACATTTCTGACGTGAAGTTCACCGACGGAGTCGTAAAGGTGGTGCTTTCGAGTGGCTAGAACGATCGGACTCAACAACGGAGCAGAGGCAGTCAAAGAACGTCTTAACGCTATCGACCCTCACAGGTTCGCTTACAACAGATTCTTCGGACTACCTACACCAGACAATGAGGGCACAGCACAGACATTGATCAAGGGACACAACGAAGTACATCGCGCTGGTGGTCTTGGTGACGAAGTTAGCGCGATTAAGGCGGTGTTGAACCGCCGCCCTTTCTAACTTCGCATAGGGGCACGCTCCTCACCGTTCCTGATGGTTCTGCAGAAGTAGAGGAGATGTTCCACAAGGTTGATTGGATAGCGTGCAACCTTGAGTACGACCAGTCAAAGTGGTCAGTTGTGCGTGAAAGAGCAGCTGCACACAACATCAAGATCATCCCTTGGATCCGTCTGTGTAACATAAACGCAGGGGACAACTGGGCAACGATCAAGGATCGTCTCTCCCTCTTGAGGGACGTAGCACTCCTGTGGGGCTCAGACACGATCCTGCCGAACTATGAGAATGAATCTGACATGTATCAACCCCACCTTCTGCATGCTTGGTTGTACGACTTTCTCGGGTGGCAGGGCTTCACAGGTTGGTCAACGCAAGCGTGGTTGCCGAACGATACCAACTACAGACTGTTCTGTGAGCATGGTGACTCTGTGCTGTTGCAGATTTTTCCTGAAGACCTTAGGTGGGACCCAGCGGATATTCCTGAGAAACTTGGCGACTGTGTAGCACATGCACGCGAGAAGGGATTTACCTACGTCGGAGTTACCTATCAGTCGTACAGAACGTCTCCGGAATGGTTCGACTGTGGTGCGTTCTGCCACTCCACGTTCACAGGCAACACTATCTTGGAAGGTGAATGGGGGAAGTGGTATCCGTGAGCGAGTGGGATCTTCTTGTAGCTGCAAGACAAAACACTGCTCTGTCAAATGAGATACTTCGATTGGAAGCGCGCATCGCAGAGTTAGAGCAAGAGAATGAGGCTCTCAAAAGACTGCCTCCAGGAGAAGATGCTCTGAAAATCATCCGCAACAATCTTACCACTGCCAAGGATGAGTCATGACTCACGGAGAACAGTCAGAGGTACCTCTTGAAGCACTACTCTCTGATGATCCTGATCTTGAGTTGGTCAGAGCGGATGCGCATGAATGGTCAGAGGCACATCCTTGTGAGTGTGAAGGGATGTGCGTATGTGAGGAACCTGCAACTGACAAAGGCATCCCCGGAACCGGGCAGGACGGATGCTAGACACTGCCTTGACAACCCTGGTGTCAGGTACTATGATGCGTGGTACGCCTACTAATCAACCACCAAGGAGGTGTATCACATGTCGCACAACCTGTTCGGAGACAGATTTGGTGACGCTCGCAAACCAGCGTGGCATCACCTCGGACAAGTCTTCGAGAAGGCAGTTACAGCGACAAAGGCTCTCAAGAAGATTGGCGATTACAACGTGCGCCTAGAGCCTGCGTTTGCTGGAGGAGTCGCGTTGAACCGGATGGCAATCCTGCGCGACCCTACTACGGATGATCCGGAAGTGCGTGTCTTCGGAGTAGTCGGCAATGATTACGTTCTGATCACTCCGCAAGACGTCTGTTCAATCTACGACGAGCACGTTGCCAAGCCTGTCGAGACGATTGGGGCACTTGGAAACGGTGAGACTTTCTTCTTGTCCACCGGCCTACCCACTCTCGACGTTCGCGGTGACGAAGTAGAGAATTATCTGCTGATGAGCAATCCGATGACTGGACTCATGTCAGCAGAGATTCGTGTTACACCTGTTCGTGTCGTGTGCCAGAATACACTGATCGCTTCAGAGCACATGGCAACGCAGAAACTCCGCATCACTCACAACAAAGAGGCAAAGCAACGTCTCGCTGAGTGGTTGCGTGAGACATACCAGTTCGCAGAGTCAACGTCACTCATCCTCAGAGATCTTTTCGAGGAGATGACAAAAGTCCGCATGAAGGATGCCGAGGCGCGCAAGCTGTTCGAAGCGTCTTACCCTCATCCAACCAAGCCTCGCTATGACGCAACGAAAGCAGTCATGGATCAGAGGATTAAGTGGTGGGAGGAAGGTGTCGGCCTTGCGGATCGCCGCCGTGACGGTGCAAAGATGCTGTTCGAGGGCATGGGTACTGGCATGGACACGAAGGCTGCGAAAGGCACGCTGTGGGGTGCCTACAACGCTGTCGTAGAGACAGAGGACTACAGGCGAGGTCGTAACGACGATCAAATCGCTGCATCTTCAATGGGTTGGGGAACACTCCCAGAGAGGGCTGCGACGAAGAAGCGTGCTTTCGAGTACGCTATGGACCTCGTTCAGAAATGATCACAAGGTTGAGAGACCCAGGGCCGCTTGTCCCACCGAGTACGCGTCAGGGCGGTACAGGTCTCTCAGCAGAGCTGGGAGATCTAAGCCTTACCGCCTGCCGGGCGAGGGTCTCCCAGCACTCTATCTAAGGAGGCACGCATGCCACGCATAGGAATATCTACATCAGGGAATGTTTGGATCTCAAGATGGATCGGAGGACCTATCATAGGGTGCTTCACATTCCTCTTGGCAATCCTCGGAGTTCTTGGAATCGCAGCGCTTATCTACTCGCTGACATGACAGACGCACAGTACAAACTGATTGGGCTCTTGGTCATAATTGCTTCAGGTATTGTCATGGTTACTCTCATCGTTGGAGTTATCTGGATAATCCTGGGGTTGGTATGAGTCCTAAAGAGAATATCATCCAGAAGACGCTCAAGGGCAGTAACAAGCAAATCACCCACAAGCATAACGTCTGGGTTGAGGGACGATGGCTTCTTTACTCCCCCTCTTCGGATGTTGGTACTGTGGCACATGAGGTGAAAGAGTGGGGTGGCCGGTGGGAGAAAAAGAACCAGGCTTTCAGACTTCCCCGCCTCACTCGGATGGTGCGGAAGATCGTCAACCTCGATGAGGATGCATCTCTTACAACTGATGTGAAGCGTCTTCTGAATCAGCCTTGGGAGACGACAGACACAGAGGTTGCTTCCGCACTCGGTATCTCCTGGGACGAACACGCTGGTGTACGTAGAGCGAAGAGAATCCTCAAAAAGAGATACTGGGATGCACCTTTTCAGCATGAGGCGATGCACGCACTCGCTACGCGACCCTTCCACGGTGCAATGCTTGTCTTGTCGCCGGGCCTCGGTAAGACACCAATCTCGATTGTTGCAGGTGACGAGTACATAGAGAAGAAGATGGACGGCAAAGGCTCACTACGCGCGTGCGTCGTAACTGTACTGCCACTGGTCGAACAGTGGGCACGGGAAGTGCGCCTGTGGTCATCTGAGCCTTCCGTCGAGGTCGTCCATCAAGATGAGCCAACTCCTGATCGTTCACTACGGTGGACAGTAACTAACTACGACACAGTGCTAGAACGTGAGCAAGATGAGCACACAGGCAACTGGATTGTCACAGGACACCTGAAAGAGGAGTGGGATCTTGATTGGGACTTGGTTATCTTCGATGAGTCGGTTCTTCTCTCAAATCGGAAGGCAAAGCGCACATCAGTTGCACGAACTCTATCTCGGTCATCGTCACGCACTTGGGAACTATCTGGAGCACCTGTCAAAAGGGATAACTCAGACATACATGAGCAGTTGGCAATCATCGAACCTGACTACTTTACGTCGTTCTGGCGAACGGCAGAGGAATTCTGCGTCGTCGTAAAGACCCAATGGTCGATGGGTGAGATTCTCGGATCTCGCAAGAGCATCTCGCTGCGTGAAGAGTTCCCAGATCTCATGTTCGTGCGCAACCAAGAAGAGGTATTCGAAGATCTTCCGACATATAGATACAAAGATGTCAAGCTTGAACTGCATCCGAAGCAAGCGAAGGCACATGCAGATGTACTCGACACCTGGCTTCACGAATTGGAAGAGAATCCGGAGAAGCGAGTGCAGGTCACTGTGGTCATAGCGATGCTCACACGACTCCAGCAGATCACATCAAATCTCTACAACCTTGAGACAACGGGTACAGAGTGGCCTGACTATTCAGCTAAGGCGGACTTTGTAGAGCAGCTCTTGGATCTCGGAGATGCCGAGGTCGAGTGGCCGGTTCTCGTGTGGGTGCATCATCGTCCAGGCGCTCACGCGCTGCGTGACAGGTTGCTGAAGAAGGCCAAGAAGACACGAGGCAACAACTCCGCGCTCAAGGGACGCAGAATAGAGATGGTCCTGGGAGGCACGAAGGACTCGGACAAGATCATCGAGGAGTTCAAGGCAGGTGACGTTGATGTTCTCTTGCTTGGTATCACCGTTGGCAAGTATGGTCACACACTCGCCAACGCTCACACAATCATCACCTACGACAAGACATGGGACTCAGATGCATGGTTCCAGATGTTCCATCGTGCGGCAGGAGCAAGGGCGAAACTCGCAGGTTACAACCACCGCCCTTTGCTCATCAATCCACGTTGTCATGGCACAGTGGACGACTACGTAGAACTTAACCTAGCAGGGAAGTTGCCAGACATGGCCAAGATGACAGGCTCTGATCTGGCAAAGATTCTACGATCACTCGGAGAGGAGCATGTCCCGTGACCTGGAAGATTCTCAGTCAGACAGTAACGTCGCAAGGCTTCCCGAGAGAGTTTGCAATCAACATGGGGAAGCTGTATCCTTCACGTTGGCACTGCATTGCAGCAGAAAGAACAGGCGGCGGAAATGATGATGTGATCCCTCGACGTGTCATGGGTGTAGGGACTGACAGACATTACGCACGGAGCTCTCTTGAGGAGACCATTGCGACATATGACCCGTCTTACAAAATCGTCCCAGCGCGTGCATGAGCATGAGCGTCTGTCACGTGCGTATATCGCCCAATGGAAAGCATGGGCCTACCGTGCTTTGCCCGTGAGCGTGCGTTCTGTGCGGTTAAAATACGCTGCATTTGCATGCTACGCGCGATTGTGCGCATAATCACAGCGATAACCATACCAGGAGGTGCGTATCGTGGCAACACGAGCAACGGCACTGGTGGTCGCAGTGGCATCAGTACTTCTCTTCGCCGCTGTGTCTAGTCCTCGCGCTCCAGAAGCGACGGCTAAGCCCACAGGGGCAACTACCTTCAAGTGCAACCAACACGCCATCAAGACGTACATCGAAGTTAAGAGAAAAGCGACGTGGAGGTGGCAAGACAAGATATTAGTTCCGAGGACCAGAAGCTCATACCAAGACAAACGGTCACGCGGTTGTGCATACCTCCACTGGATCTCAAATTTGTGGCAGGGTCGCGCACAATCAGCGTTCCAGACATGGGTTGATCTACGCGACCCTGAAGAGGCAATCTGTCACGTGTTCGGTGTGTACTGTAGTGAGGCACTCTCTGTCTCTTGGTGTGAGTCACGCTACCATATAACAGCTCATAATGGACAGTACCTCGGTCTGTTCCAAATGGGTTCCTCTGAACGAGCGCTCTACGGTCATGGGTACACGGCATTAGAGCAAGCAGTCGCAGCGTATCACTACTTTGTTTCCTCTGGACGTGACTGGAGCCCGTGGTCATGTCAGCCAACGTAAACCCCACGATTGTGCTTGCAGAGTGAGACGGAGATGTTCTATGATGCACATTGCGTCATGTGTTGTGAGATCCATATGACGTGAGGTGGTTGACGGCAGACAGTGTGGGTGAGATGTCCAGGTCAGAGTACAGACGCTAGCCTACCTCACCCACACTGGCTAATACGACGAAGGGACACGCAATGTATGGCCTTTTCAGAGTTGAGTGGGAACTTGATGATCCTACTCTCGCTGCGTATACAGACAGGCTGCAGGAAGCAGTTAGTGCTGTAGCAGGACGCCCAATGAAGCACATGGGTAACCTGCGACGGAACTTGCTGTCCCCTGGAGCCTCAATCAGGCCTCATAGCGATGGCAGGTTGACAGATGAAGATTTCTTGGTCATCACTGTCGTTGAAGGACCTGAAGAGGGTGGAGAAATTGTCTTGCGCATTGCGCCAAACGAAGGTGTCTTTCTGGTCGCGCTCGCAAAGACAAATCATGAAGTTCTCCAGGTCGTGTCTGGCGAACGTGTCAGTATCACAGCGGTGTTGACTCCAGATGACTGACGAAGAGTATCTCGCTCAGGATCTGTATTTCTCAGAGTCAGAAGGTGAGTTGATCTCCCCCTCTGACATGCCGTTCCAGCATGCGTACTATGCTTGGCGCAAGTCAGTGTCAGAGTTCGGTGATCGGTTCATCGAGAGTCAGCTTAATCAGGCTTTTATGGAGCGGCTCTCACCCTCTAGAGATTCTATCACGTTGCAGTTCCACACGATGGGCAAAGCAACACATGTCTGGCTTGGTAACTACTCAAGAGAAAAACTCCGACGGGTGGCACATCAAATGGGTCTGAAAGTAACGACCCACAAAGACGGCGCGTGGGTGACCGCAACAGTTGTCACTGACGTAGTCGTACGAGTGAAGGGAGAGCAACATGGTACGGTTTCTACAGAGTCTGTTTCATCTAGTAGTTAAAGGTCATTGGCCTTACTACGAGTCAGAAATGATTCCTTGCTCTGAGTGCGAAGAAGAGTACTGGGCGAAGGAATGGCTCAAGATCGAGAAAGAGATTGTGCGTATCAGGGAAGAACAGCACATAGAGGAAGAGCCTTTCGGTTACGATATCGGATCACGGCCATAAGTAGTTAGTGCGGAAGGGTGGGAAGGAATCTGTTGTACTTGCGTGCCCAACAGGTTCGCGCCCCTGTAGGCGTTCTGGATTCGTCGCCAGCGATCACCCTTCCGCAGTGATTACTCATGCATAAAGGAGGCTGGATGGCACAGCTAGAAGAAATCGAAAGGGATGGTAACATACATCCCTGCAATGGTTATTTTCTGATCGAAGCACAAGATGACCATGAGTCAGGTCTGATTGTCGTACGCGACCCTACCACTCAGGAATTCAGATCTGGTGTAATCGTAGAGATGTCTGGTGATCATACTCACGAGGAAGACATACCTATTGAATCGTGGGAGTGGCAGAGAGGAGATCTCATCTACTTCTCTGGTGTTACAGAGGTGGATGGATCGTTGTTCGTTCACTGGACAGACATCGTAGCGTTTAGACGCTTCTGATGTATCTCCTTACTCTTGATCTTGGACGCACAACAGGTTGGGCTTCGTGGTACGACCCTGATCGCGTGCATAAGTATGGCAATGCAACTGACCTCAACGAACTGTTTCTTTACATCCGCAACATAGGTGTCCCTATGCACGTTGTAGTTGAGAAGCCAGTTGTGATTCGTGGACCTCTTGGTGATGAGATGGCAGCACTCATCGCACGTACAGAATCTGAGTACGGAGAGATCATTGTCTATGTCACAGCAGCAGATTGGAAGCCCCACCCGATTACAAGCGACTTGAAGGTTGAGTTGAAAAGGATGGGGATGAAAAATCTCAGTAAGCATGAGCTTGATGCTATCTGCATAGGCTGTTGGTACATGAATGTGCGCTTGCAGAGCAGCGCGTGAGGTACTAACATAGTCGTGATGGCACGCTTCCATACAACAGTGACAGAGCGCAGTTCCTTCCGTGACTGCCGCCGTCGTTGGTACTTGGAGACAATAGAACGCCTCGCGCATAAGAACCGTGTCGCATGGGCTCTGATCTTCGGCACATGTATTCATAAAGCGCTAGAGGCGTACTACAGAGGTAACAAACGTAGCCTTGCAGCTGCTAAACGTGCGTTTAACAAAGCTTGGACTGAGGAGAACGATACCCTCAAGGAAATCTACGGCACGTTGTACGATCAAGGTATCGGTGATGAGTGGTGGGATTGGCGAGACAAAGGGTTGCGTATCCTCACCTATTACAAGCAATTCGATGACGGCGCTGAGTTCGACTTTGAAGAGGTTATTGCTGTCAACATCGAGGAACGTGCTTGGGTAGACATCCTTGATCCTCAGAGTGAAGATCGTGTTGAAGGTCTCCCTCTCTTGTCTGGCGCTATCGACCTTGTCGTAAGAGACAAGAAGAAGCGTATCTGGATTTGGGATCACAAGACGACAGTGTCAGCGTATGATGCACGCGCACTCGACATTGACGATCAGGGCACTGGGTACTGTTACATCTACTGGCGTCTTACAGGTGAAATCCCGTACGGATTCGTCCACAATGGATTGATCAAGGAACCACCTGTCCCACCACGACTCCTCAAGTCAGGGGCGTTGTCACAGGACAAGGCACAGAGAACAACGTACGATCTCTATGTGGATGCAATCAAGGAACATGGACTCGATGCATCAGAGTACGAAGACATCCTTGCATATCTTAAAGACAAGGGATGGTCTCAGTTTTTCGTACGTGATGCTGTTGTGTTCAATGAAGAGCAGTTGTGGTCCTTTGAGCAGAGATTGTTCTACGAGTATCTGGATATGCAGAAGGCAATCAACATGCCAGAGCGTGCATACCCGAATCCGTCGCAGCGTCTGTGTCCCATGTGTGCAGTGCTTCCTATCTGTCAGACGATGGAAGAAGGTGGCGAGCCTGACTACCTGAAGGAGACAATGTTCGACATTGTTGAGCCGCGTACAGAGATTCCGAAGAAAGTTCTATCAGAGAAGTGGGAGGGAGTGTAGTGGAGATCATAGTTGCATACCTTCCGAGCCGTTCAGGTCCATTAGGCACACCATACGTACAATTGGCTACACCTGGATTCTGGAGAGGCATGCTTGAAGATACTGCATTCTTGGTTTCAGTAGTGCAGAATTTCATCACGGAGTTTAATGCTCTCGGCGTGCAACCTGAAATCAACCAAGATCCAAATGCTTGGACACTTAAAGAGACTTCTGTGTCACGTGACACAGTGAACCGAGACAACATCCTCTACACATACGACCTAGTGGAAGGAGTGTAAGTGCCAACTAAACCAGAGTTGGAAGCTGAACTCGCTGAAGCATTGGCGAGGGTCGCTGAGTTGGAGGGAGAAGGAAGTCCAGTCGTCGCTGTTGGTGATCTGCCTGACGTGTCCGACGACAAAGAGAAGTTCCTCCAAGAACTCAAAGACATGGATGGCGAGCCTGAGGTGGAAGGCGAAGGTACCTACTTCGTTGATGTCTGGGCTCATCGGTTCGAGCAAGATGGATTCGTGCGTGCATTTCAATGGGCACGTATTCGCGGTAACGAGTTGAAAGGGTGTCTCGTGTTCGCTGATGCCCACGAACTCAACTTCGAACAGTCAGTCGAACCGGTTGTGAAGAAGGACTGATGGCACGACCTCGTCGTAAGCCAGCAGCAGCCTCAAGCAACCGCAGGTGCAAAGGGCTCATCTACGGACCTCCGAAGCATGGCAAGACACGCTTCTTGGGTACAGCAGCACAAGATGAGCGAACAGCACCGATGTTGTGTCTCGACCTTGAGGGCGGAGTTGAAGATGTCTTGGAGACGATGCCTGGTTACGGGACGGATTTCGTGAGGCATGAGGTCAAGGATTGGGAATCGCTGAATGAAGGCTTCGAGCGAATCTCTAGCAACGACGAGGGCTTCAAGTCAGGTTCCATCGACTCATTGTCTGAGACACATATCTTCATGCTTCTAGACATCCTTGAGAAGCACAGGGAGAGGCGTGAGGGCAAAGGTGTCAATCCAGACATCATCGAACAAGGCGACTACGGAGAAGGTCTCGTGAAAATGCGTAGATTCGTTCGCTACTTCCGCGACCTGCCACTCCACATGTTCTACACAGCTCACCACAAGGAAGACGTAGACAGAAAGGAGGGCTTGATCACTACAGTCAACCTTGCTGGTCGTGCAGCAATCGAGATCCCAGGGTTGATGTCTGTGGTGTCGTACTTGGCACTATCTGAGGACGATGATGGCAACATGCAGAGGTTGCTCCTCCTACAGAACTACCCAAAGATCCGCATCGGTGTCAGAACGGGTTGGGGTATTGAGGCACCAGATGAAATCGAAGATCCAACCATGACCAAGTTGCTCGACGCTCTGCAATACAACAGTTGAGGAGAATTGATATGCCGAAAGTCACAGTGGACTTCTCAGAGGTTCAGGAGATCGAACCGTTGGAGAAGGGTGAATACCCTGCCATCATCGAGAAGGTCACGTACGTAGAAGCTGTTCAGGACGACAAGTACGACTATCTGAACGCAGAGTTCACGCTCACAGATGCACCAGGCGCATCCAACAAGGCATGGATCATCTGGTCGTTGAGCCCCCGTGCTCTGTTTCGGATGAAGCAGGATTTCGAGAACTTGGGTCTTCCTGCAGATGAGATCGAGATCGACTACGACGAAGACACGATGCTTGTTACTGAGCCTGAGCTTGCTGGCATGCCATGCATCGTTGTCTGTGACAAGCCTCGGACATACGAGGGACGTCTGCAGTCGAATCCTGTCGCAGTGCTCGCTTCTGAGAACGGCACGACCAAAGGGGGTACGAAGAAGACAGCAACGCGCAAGACAGCGACCACAGCAAAGAAGACAGGCTCGACCAGGAAGTTCAAGTAGATGATTTCCGGGGAACAAGAACACCGGTTCCTCGGATCTGGGGTGGAGGCGCCGCCAACATTTGCGGCGCTTTCATCTCAAGGTTCGGGTGCATACACTGGACTAGAGACATTCGACAATCCTGGATGCACTCTTGTCCACTACACATCAGACGAAGTAGTAGCCAAGTGTCCGGTCACCGGTCAGCCTGATTACTACACATGCAAGATCACTCTGAAGGATTCTCCAAAACTCATCGAGTCGAAAAGTCTCAAGATCTGGTTCAACAATCTCCATGAGAACACGATGAGTGGAAACGCACCAGGTCTGTTCTGTGAGACACTCGCTGTGTTCATTCGTGACCAGGTAATCGAAGTGACAGGTAGCGAAGAAGAGAATACCCGTGTGGTGCTCACGCAGAAGTCTCGTGGTGGAATTTCAATCGAGGCAGTGGCATGAGCGTTAGAGAGGCATTCGACATGCTACCAGATCATTCTGAGATCTCGTATGAGATGACATTCGACGCAGGGCACCGCATTGTTGGACACAAGGGCAAGTGCGCACGTTTGCATGGACACACGTACAGAGTGCACATCATGGCTGCAGGCGTCGTTAAACCTCCAGGATTCGTTGTTGACTTCGGTGACCTGAAGGAACTTGTCAACGAGTGGGACCACCGGATGCTCATCTGGAATGCTGATCCACTCGTAGTTCCAAACACGAAAGAGTTCTGGGTTGACGAAGGAGTAGTTATCCTTCCGTTTAATCCAACAGCAGAGAACATGGCAAGGTATCTCGCGTACACATGTATGGAGATGTTTGAACTACACTCTGTAATGGTTGAACTGTGGGAGACACCGAAGTGCATGGCGCGGTACGTGATCTCGTGAAGAGCTTTCGTGTTGCAGAGATCTTCGGACCTACAATTCAAGGGGAAGGTCGCCGCATTGGCACTCCCTGCCACTTCATCCGCTTTGGTGGATGTGACTACAGATGCGTTTGGTGTGACTCGCCTCACGCAGTTCTTCCTGAGCTCGTTGCACAGTTGCCACAGAAGACAGAGAAAGACATTTGGAGGGAAGTACGTCAACTGTCTTCCAAGGCGTTATGGGTTGTCTATTCAGGTGGCAATCCTGCACTCCTTGATCTCTCCCTCTTGACCGCGTACCTCATCGGTGACGGATACTCAGTGATGGTTGAGACACAAGGTACAGTGTGGAGAGATTGGCTTGGGTATGTCGATGAGGTTTGTGTATCACCGAAACCCCCATCGTCACAAAATCCAACAAGGCATGATGTGCTGAAAGACTTTCTCGCTCACTTCTCCAGTCGACATGACAACGCTGTGTACCTGAAGGTGGTTGTCTTTGACGACGAAGATTACTACTACGCGCAATGGGTACACAAGACGTTCCCTCAGTTCGAGTTGTTCTTGTCAGTTGGAAATGAAGATCCTTTCCTTCCCACAGTTAGCAATCCAGAAGGAAAAGTTGAAAACAGAATCAATCCATTTCCTCTCTCAAAAACTCGGAGTGAGGTTCTCGACAAGATGGTATGGCTCATGGAGAAACTCGCCAACGATCAGAGCATGAGACGTGTTCGTGTCCTTCCACAGATGCATGTGTTATCATGGGGCAATGCGAGAGGAAGATAAACCCCATGTTGCGTATGTCGCTGGAATCATTGATGGTGAGGGTTCTTTGACAATCGGAATGAATAAAGCTCGTTCCTGGAAGAGTCCTTCTTACCAAGTATCTGTTTTTGTCACGATGACTTGTCTAGAGACTATTCAAGCACTTCATAGATTTCACCCAGGTGCAAGTGGCGGGCAGTATAAAGACCATCCCAAGTGGAAAGAGCAGTTTAGGTGGATTATATCTGACAGAAGTTCTCTTGTTGTTCTTAAGCAAGTTCTACCACATCTTATCTGCAAAAGAAAACAAGCTGAACTTCTTATCGAAATGCAAGAATCAAAGATCAATCCAATGACACAAGCAACAGGGCACAAAGGACTACCTGATGAAGTTAACCAAAGGAGAGCTGAGATTGTGACACGTCTCAGAGAGTTGAATAAACGTGGCCGTTAATCCCAGTTATAAAGAACGCATTGTGCGCGATGCTGTGACAACGATCCTCGATGCTATAGGCGAGGATGCATCCCGCGAAGGACTGCGTGAGACGCCCGCACGTGTCGCACGCGCGTACGAAGAACTAACACGTGGATATCGTGAACCACTACCTTGGACAATATTCCCAGCAGAGGGTGCTGATCAAATGGTCTGCCAGTGGAACATACCTCTCTACTCTCTTTGCGAACATCATCTTCTGCCGTTTGCAGGATACGCACACATCGGATACATTCCAAGAGACAGTGTCGTTGGGTTGTCCAAGTTGAAGAGAGTAGTAGATGTCTTTGCACGCAGATTGCAGATTCAAGAGCGTCTCACAAGACAGATCTGTGATGCATTAACTGAAGGACTAGAGCCGAGAGGAGTTATAGTTGTCGTAGAAGCAGAGCATTTCTGCATGACCATGCGCGGCGTTCAAGCACCTGGGACGCTGACGACGACGTCTGCTGTAACAGGTGACTTTCAAGATCCTGCCGAAGGGTCACGCGAAGAATTCTTGACCCTGCTCGGCCACACAAGGAGAGGAAGATAATGGCCAAGGAAAAGAAAGTGAACAAGTTGCCCAAGGGATCAGAGGCAGTTGCATCGTTCTGTGGTTTGGTTCTCAACCGCGTGCAGGAAAAGGCCAGTGAAGAGATCGAAGGTAGTCAGGCAGTTGTAAGGCTCAAGGATCTTGCTGAGATCTTTGGAGAGGCGCTCGATCAGTATTCAGGTGGTCCCAAGGATCATTCAAAGGCCGTTGAATGACTTGGCAGTGGGTAGCACTCGTTCTCGGCACTGAAGCGTGGACGCTAGCTTACTATGCAGTTGCAGTATGGAAGGGGAGCAAATGAGTAAGGCTGTTGTTGTCCTCTCTGGGGGACTTGATTCATGTGTTGCACTCGCACTCGCTAAGACACAGTGTGATGAGGTTGTTGCTGCAATCTCTTTTAACTACGGACAAAGACATTCAAAGATGGAGTTGGATGCTGCAGGTTTGATTTCATCTCAGTATGGGTTGGATCACCATGTGGTACCAATTTCTCTTGGTGCAGGCTCATCTGTGTTGATGAATCCAAACGCTGAGATGCCACACCTCACATATGAAGAACTGCAAGCATCAGAAGGACCTTCTCCTACCTATGTGCCTTACCGTAATGGCACATTCCTCTCGATTGCAGCATCAGGTGCACTTGACATGAACGCAGATCTTATCTATGCAGGTATGCATGGAGAAGATGCTCATAACTGGGCGTACCCTGATTGCACTCCAGAGTTCATTGGTGCGATGCAGAACGCTATCTACATTGGCACCTACCACAAGGTACGTCTAGTGTGTCCGTTCACGTACAAGACAAAAGCAGAGATCATTCACCTTGGTACAACACTTGGTGCTCCTCTCTACCTTACGAGGTCGTGCTATGAAGGCCGCGACCCTGCATGTGGACAGTGTCCTACGTGTATTGCTCGCCTCGAGGCATTCAAAGAGAACGGGCTCAAAGATCCAATTGAATACGAGTTCGATAAGTACAGAGATGTTGGTCAGGGAAACACAGCAGAGAGAAATGTGGTTGTTCATAACATCTCTAGATCGGAAAGAACATGAGTGTTCCTCCAAGTCACATGGAAGTTCCTCTTCTCGGACAACCTCGTCCTGTTCCTCCGACAATTCACAAGACGACGTTCCATGGATGTGAGGTAGGCTTCTACGCTGTTCTCAATGAAGAGAACGTCTGCATTGAGTACAAGCTAGTCATCATCGACCCTCGTGAGGCTCATACGTATGAGTTGGGCTTCGATCAAGAATTGAGAGACACGTTCCACAAAGATCTTGGTCAGTTTCCAGACGTAGGAACAGTGCCACCAGTGATGGAGGAGGTGATACAGGATGGTGATGGGAAAAATAGCAACGAGTCAAGAGATGCTGGAGAAGTGGAATGACACACAGATTAAAGTTCTTCTCAAACTTGCTGATAATCCACAACGTACACAACTCTACACCAAAGCAAAGAGAGAACTCGAACGTCGTGGTTACAGAGTTGTGGGAACGACTGTAGCAAAAACACATCCAGTAGCTGTAGTGTCTGGTACTGCAACAGCAGAGATTGCTGGTGACACTTCCTCTTTCAAAGAGGCAATAGATCTCGTTAATTCGCCACCTCACTACACTCATGGACCTATCGAGGTCATCGACCTTATCGAGATGTTCAATCTGGATTACAGAGAAGGCAACGCACTGAAATACCTTCTACGTTGGCGACACAAAGGAGGGACGGAGAGTCTTGAAAAAGCAATCTGGTACATTAAGAGGATCATCGCACATGAGCAAGAAGGTCCAGGATCTACGGCGCCTGGAGGTATCAAGGAAGAACTCAGTGGGGCACGCAGACTCAGTGGAGAAGATTCTGGGACAGATAGCGCTGTTAAGCCCGCATACGGTCACCTATCAGGCCCGGGGATTGACCTCGGGGCGTCTCCTGGGGGTTCGCACATACGACACCCCCGTACGTGAAGTTCTTATAACGCCATCTCTCTTCCGCACGTTTATCTGCACTGTTGGATGCACAGCATGTTGCCAGAAGTTCACACTCGACTACACACCATCAGAGTTCCTCAACGTCGAGCACCAAAAGGGGTTCGAAGAGAGGACTGTGATCGTTAATGGAAAGAGAAAGCTCATCTATACCAACGACCAAAACGCTAACCCTATCTGTGACTTTCTCACTTCCTTTAGACGCGGAGTCGGTGTCGAGGGCCTCGGTTGCGCAAACTATCGAAATGCTCCTCTATCTTGCATCTCAGCACCCCAACTACAGTTCATACAGATGCGACCTGAACGGACATACGTTCTCAAGAAGCCCTTCGGACGCGCATGGGCAATGACACCGACACCACAGTGTCAGTTCGTAGAGACAGACATGTCCAAGTTGGGACCTGAAGTACGGATGATGATCTCGATCCTCGACAGGTTTGCTGAGTGGGCACGCTACTTCGGAATCAAGACATGCATCGCCAGCGTGAAGAGGGAGATCAAGCATCTCTACAACGATGGCCTCATGCCAACAACTGCGTACTCAGTATGGAGCGAGTCGTGAAGGCAGCGCTTATTCCTCCGATCAAGCATCTTGACGAATTCGGGTCAGGTCCATTCCATCTGTTGTTGACTCATCTCCTCGACAAGCCAACATACAAGAGGCACTACAAAGCACAGAGAAAGTCAGGCGCGTATCTCGTCCTCGACAATTCAGCACATGAGCATGGTGCAGGGCAAGATCCAGTATCACTGCTCAAGGCTGGGTTCGAACTCGACGCTCAAGAGATCGTTGTGCCAGATGTACTCGACAACGCAGAGAAAACAATCGAAGCGTGTCTCGCTGCGCACGAGGAGTGGTTCGAAGGAGGGTCACGCGAAATCTTGGATGCCTACTCTCCTGCGTTCATGTACGTGCCTCAAGGTAAAGATGAATCTGACTGGTTGATCTGCCTTAACTGCCTTGTGCAGATACACCAATACTGCGCTCGCAAATATTCTCTTCGTCGTGACTTCGTCATTGGCGTGTCGAAGGACTACGATGCATGGGACGGAGGTGTCTTGAAACTGCTAGAAGAACATGTTGTTCCTATCCGTGAGACATTGGCACAGAGTGGAATTAAGATGTCAGTGCACATGCTCGGATGGATGCGTAACCTACGCAACTTGCAAGTCATCGCTGCAAAGCACAAGTGGATACGTTCAACTGATTCAGCAAAGCCATTCGTATATGCACTCGCAGGTGTGGATCTTCTCGAGTCACTAGACACCGAGTACCCCACTAGGCCTCATTACTACTTCTCTTCGACGTTCACACCACGCCAAAAGAAATACGCTCGTAACAATTCTTGGCTCTTTCAAGAAGCAGCAGAGGGTACTGACATGAGGACACTGGCAAGATGAGCGCATCAGAAAAATTGAAAGCGAACCCAGCGAAGGTTTGGGTAGAAGATGGTCCAGTTGGACATCTGGCTGACGATCCACGCTGGCCGCAGATCGTGGCTGTGGTGGACGGACTGGCCGAACTTCACGACCACTACTGTGGATGCTCGATGCCTGAGTCTCACGCAGGAGATGATCCCGGCTTCAATGGCTTCACCGCTCTCGCTACTCTCGATGAGGCGCTATGAAGATCCTTGTCCTGACAGATAGACCTCTTACCCCAGTAGCAGGTTACACACTCGACGCTATCTTCCAGGCGTACGGAGTTGAGTGGACGAGTGTCTCTATCTTTCCTACCATGTCAGAAGCAGATGTGAAGAAGATCAAGCCTGAGCAGTGGCTTGCACAAACAGAGAAGGTGCATCATGCAGCAAGATCCTTCGACAAAGTACTCTGCTCTGGTTCAGTCGCTGCAGCATGTTTCTTCGGATTGGAAAAAGGCATCACTGTCAGCAAGGTCCGTGGTAGAGGCTACCTCCATAAACTTCAAGGAAGTAGAAAAAGCATTTTCTCTATTGTCACGTTCCCAACCACCACAATGGTCAAAGATCCTGAGTTCTATAGAGACATCTGCTTCGACATCTGCAAACTCATCGAGAATAAGAAACCTCTGGTACAACCTGCTTGCGAGATTCATCTGGTAGAACGTGTCAAAGATCTCTCCCTCTTGCGCGACCTGCATGGTGCGTCTTTCCTTGGCACTGATATTGAGACAACAGGCTTGTCTCCATACAAGGCATGGCTGCCAGGTGTTGAGCCCGACATCCTCGGTATAGGATTCTGTGCACTCACAGATGGTGATCAAGGATACGCAGTCGTCGTACCTCAAGAACTTATCCGGCATGAAGTACATACATTTCTCCAGAAGTACAAGGGCACGTTCGTCTTCCATAATCTAAAATTCGACGTTCAGCACCTCTGGAAAAAGTTCGGACGATTTAACTTCACGACCCTGGCAGATACCATGCTCATTGGCTGGGCACTCGATGAGCGTCCGTTCAATCGCTATCGACACCTAAGCCTTGACCTCATGCAGCGTCTCTACTTTGACGCGCCTCAGAAGTCAGTCAAGATGAAAGATTGGCTTGAGGAGTACTATCGGAAGGATGTTGGCGATGCAGCACGCACAGCGTACATTGCAGAGTTTTGCGAAGCACATCCAGAGAAGGCAAGAAGTTGTTGGAGGCAGGCTGTCAATCCACCAGATGAACTTTGGCGTGGGAGGAAAGTCGGAAGGGACATTGACGTATCAGTGGTTGCGCCTTACATACCTCTACCTGCGGACATGCAACCTGCTCCTGACCCGGATAGAAAAGAGGTCATGTGGGAAGCAATGATGCGCTACATGGGTGAGGATTGCCACTCGACAGCGCGTCTGTATCCAATCCTGCAGAAAGAGGCAGACGACGAATCATTCCGCTTGCTCACGCACCATGAGAAATATCTTGTACCTGCATCTCTCGCTCTCGCTAACATGGAGATGACTGGTGCACCTGTCGACTTGAAGTACCTGAACGAGATGAAAGTAACGCTCGAAAAGACAGTGGATGCAGAGATGAAGCAGATCCGGAAACTCGTCAAGCAGTACACCAACTGGGTTGAGATGAATCCTAACAAGGCTGAAGAAGGATTCAATCCAGGTTCACCAGCACAGGTCGAGGTGCTTCTCTACAACGCTACTGACGAGGGTGGCCTAGGTCTCGCAATGCCGAAGGATGTAGGTCGCTATGCGTACAAGAGGGAAGAGGGAGAAGTCACGACGAACGCGGATACGCTCAAGGTGCTTGCCAGACAGTGCAGTAAGGATATGCCATCAGCAGCGAAATTGATCAACCTTATCCTCTCCTACCGTGTTAAATCTAAGATCATCGGCACGTACATTCAGGGGATCCTCGACCGAGTTGACTCAGACGGGAGAGTGCGAAGTGACTTCAATCTCCACGGTACTGCGACAGGCCGTCTGTCTTCTTCCAATCCGAATCTCCAAAACATCCCGGACGTTTCACACGTTGGATACGATATTCGGAAAGCCTACATACCAACCAAGGGTTGGGTCATACTGGAAGCTGATTATTCTCAACTGGAGCTTCGAGTGGCTGGTCTGTTTTCGCAAGACGAAGTTCTCATCGACGCCTATCGAAATGGAGCAGACATTCATCAAGAAGTGGCAGAACTTCTCTTCGGAAAACCTAAGAAGGATATCACCAAGTACGAACGATACCTCGCCAAATGCATGAACTTCGGAGTCGTCTACGGACGCGGGTGGAAATCAATCGCGACTGGTCCTGAGATGGACAACCTGGTTGAACAGTACGGCAAGTCGTGGGGCGAGAATGAGATTGCAGCATACTTCGCTAAGTTCCAGGAAGGCTATGTCGATCTGTTCGCCTGGATGGAAGTCCTCAAAGAGTACTGCTTCAAGCTCAAGTACGTCGAAGGACCTCTCGGCAATCGTCGCAGGTGGCCTCTCGCGTTCAAGCATGACTCAGCGGGAATCAAGCGTCAGATCGTTAACTCACCGATCCAGGGATTTGCAGCGCAACTCACACTCAATGCGCTCATCCACATGGACGCAGAGTTCGATCCGAAGAAACAGCGCATCCTCTTCACGGTACACGACTCGATCGTAATGGAGTGTAAGAACAAGGACAGCGTTATTCAACAGACAGGTGACCTCGTGCGCAACATAATGGAGCAGCGACTGCCAGAGTGGGCTCGGTGTCCGTTCCCGACGCTCGATCATGCGCCTTTCTCGCTGGGCGACCCACTCACCTACAACATCCCCTTTGTCGCTGACGTTGTGTACGGGCGTTCCTGGGGAGAATGCAAGCACGAGATCGACGTGCGGGCGGAATAACGTGAAATCGACGTCTTGCGGGTCAGATCAAATCGTCTGTCAAAGGACGTACGATCCCAGGAACTAGCATGGGCCTACCGTGCTTCGTGTCAGACGCTCGCGTCTGTGAAGGCAAATATAACTAAAGAACGCAGGATCCCGGTAAAGGAGAGCTGAAACCCGGGATCCTGCGTGGTCACGCGTATGGCCGACGCGTGAACTCTATGGTGCTGGTGGTGTATCCTTTGGACCTGAGAACTGGAAGACCAATCCAGTTGCAGCAACTGCAGCTACAAACGCCGTCAACTGCTCTGCTCGCGTGAATACATCATCGTCCAGAGCAACGACAGCTGAACCGATCCCAGCAGTCAAGAAAGCAAGAACTGCTTTGATCGCAGGTGCTGCTGGCCCATTTTCAGTGAGCCACACGAATCCACCAGAACCCAGTACAGCAATCGCTGCGATCAACCAGGTCTTGTTATCAATATCACCGAAGTCAGTTGCACCGGCACCGAGTGCCACAGCAAGGGCGCCAGCAGCTGACACGACAATAGCAAGGATGGCTTTGGGGTACATATACACCTCCTCTCTACCGTAGATGATTGACAACGTACACAACGCCTATAGCGATGAGTACAATGATAAGGATTGTCCAGAGCATATCTCTCCTATGGAGTAGTTTGTGTCGTCGGTACCTGAACGATCACAGGATCTGGTGTTGCAGTTGATCTGAATGCTGAATAAGCACTTAGCAACAAAACAATTGCTGCAATGACAGCACCTACAACAGCAGTAGTCGTGCTGGTTCCAGACCTCTGATCAGTCGTGTCAGCTCTTGTCTCGATGACTTGGGTCTTTTGTCCTTGTGCTTCGTACTGAGCTCTACGTAGATCGTCGATGGCTTTCTGAAGTGGATCAAGTGCTTGTGCTAGTGCCGTCGCCCCCGCAGTCG